CATTCAGGAATTCATCGAATTCCAAAAAAACCATGACTGGTGCGTTGACTATGACGTTACCGAAGACTACGAATATCAGTGCGATGAAGAAACTGACGAAGAAGACGAAACCGACGAAGACGCAGAATCCGACGAATACGAAATCGGAGAGATCGTAGAAGACGAAGATGGCTTAGTCTGGGAACGTGTGGCATAATTTAAGTGCAGTTGACCTTAACAGGGGGGTTTTAGGACTCCCCTTTTTTTATTCAATATCGTGCTCTGCTTCAATGTCTCTAGCCAACTTACGCCAGTCCAAGCTACGTCTATACAAGGTATAGATACGTTCCTCAGTTAAGGGTTCAGAACGTCTGTTAAGCCTGACATTTGCTTGCGCCAAAGCAAGCTGAGTTTCATGCAAAATGTGATGTAGTTCTTTTATTTCAGATCTGAGATAAGCTACAAGGTCATACGTCATAAACCTTGCCCCTAAACTCAATTTGTCCCTCATCCCACTTATGCACTAACTCAGGCCAAAGCAATTTCCCATTATGAAATGTCAGTACAGCAAACCCTGACCTCCAATTGACAGGCGAATCTTCTAGGTAGTTGACAAACTGAGGGCCATCAGTCTCTGCCAATGTGCCTGTATCGACCCCAAACCTGTTGCCGTTGTAGTCAGCATAAGGAGTGACTTTGAGGCTGTGTAGATGCCCTGTAACTATGCTTACACCAGCATTGACTGTATTGTTGTGTGTGGCGTGAATGCCACCTTTCCAGCGATGTTTAACAGCTACTTCCTCGGTAGGCCAACAACTCCAGCATGGATGCCAAGCAGGGAAATGGTCTTTCAGAGAAAAGCCTTTGACTTGCTCATATTGAGGGGCATTGGCAGCTAGGCGGTTCTCAAACCTTGCGTCATGGTTACCAAGTGTCCACACTAGGTTTACATTGTGTCTTGCTTTCTTGGCGGCTTCTTCAATCTCACCCATTGCCAATTCACAGGCTTTCAACTCTTGTATTACCGATGGCGTTGAATCCCATCCAATACGAGGAAAACGGCTAATACTAGCGCCATCAAATATATCTCCATTGGCAATAACAGCCTTTGGCTGAAACTCTTTAATTGCCCAAAGAAGTCCCTTATACGCCGTTGTGTGGATGCTAGGCCAGAAGTGAGCATCACTAAAAACAATAACAACGCCATTCTCTATCCCAAGTTCTTTTCTTGCTGGATTTTCGGGTTTGCTTAAAGTAACAGGTAAAAGTTTTGGGCTAAGAGATTGTCCAAATTTAACTTCTAAATGACGTCTACGTTTTTGGATTGAACGTAAATCCATGTCCATAATTTTTGCAATTACAGATGCAGATTGATGTGTTGCCCATAACTCAAGAAACTCTTTGTCTGATAGTTTTGTCATGACAACTCCATTGAAGTTGCCCTAAAGTAAACTAAATCAATGACAACAGCGTGAATCTTAACGTGATTTGTTCAAAGTTTGATAAACACTATTGTAAGCCTCTATGCAAGCGTTCAATTGCCTGATGGCTTTGTCTCCATCGTCTGTGATGGCGACAAGAGATCGAGCAAACGCTGGGTCAAGTTCGGTTGTTGTTTGAACGCTATCTCCGCTGGTAATGGGGGCATCTGAGGCGGTATGTACGGGGCAGACGGGGGCTTTGACAGAAAGCCGCAACTTGAGAGCGCCAGACTCAATGTCAGAATTACGCTTTTGTTGAGCAAGTTTTGCATCTTGATTTGCCTTTTGAAGTTTGGTGGATTGGGTCTGAACAGCAGTTATAAGGGCTTGTTCCTTTACCCTAGCTTCAGCATTTAGGGCAGCAATCTCAAGTTGTTGACGAGTAACCTCATCATCTGACCCCTTGAGATAGCCACCGCCAAAAGAACCAACTACTGCCATCAGGATGCCTAACAGCACCCAAGGATTAAATAAACTCATGGCTTTGGCGGCTCATCGTTGTCAGTGGCCTCTGCCTTAGCTGATGCTGTGGCTATTGCCTTAACACCAGACCTACCAGCTACACCACCTAAAACACCAGTAATGAACACCATGATGGTGCTGATTTGTTGGGTGTACACCTTATCAATAGCCGCCATACTGCCGTTCATGGGCTGTTGTACAAAAGAAACAGAGTACAGAAACATACCCATAGAAGCTAACAGAATGCTCACCAATACTACGATAACGAATGCCCATACTCTGACTTCAATCTCATCAGCAGTCAGGCGATTATTAGGTTTATATCCAATGGTTGCCATTACTTCTTCTCCTGTTCGGGTTTAACTAACATCTCTGGGCAAGTGCCAGAAGCGGTACAAATTGGGGGTTTACATTCAGCATTAGACCAATTTAATGGGTCTTGGCAAGGATAGCGGTAGCGGTCATCACAGCCAGCTAACAGCACCAAAAGGATAGATAAGCCCCAAATACAATAAATGTTCATTTCTCTTTCTCTCTTTCTTTCTGCTCAATCTGCCTTCTGAGTTTCTCAACCTTCTGAATCTGTTCTTGTGCTTCATTTCTGGTTTGCAATACATCCATGTAAAGCATACCCAAAACAGGTAACAACAATACGACAAGAACACAAGCAGCAATCCATCCCACTACGTTCTCCCAATCTTGCTTACCAGACCTATTACCATCCATAGGTATATTAGGAATAGGAAAGCTACCAACAGGTATGCTTGTTTTTCTGCTAGGAGTCGCTCCCTTTCCTTTCGTAACCATGATTCTGCATCCCGCATCTTCCTTGCTTTTGCTTGCTCCCCAGCAATGATGTCTCTCATGCTGAACACTTCTGAATACAAAGCACCCATCTCAGGTGGAGATTGATAGACCATGCACTCTCTGATCTGAACTACCAACCTCTCCATCTCTTGCTGTGCCAAAACCCTGTTTAGGGCTTCTTCCATCAAGTTCACATCATCAGCAAAAACTACAGTCCTAGCCTTCTCCTCTGACTCCCTAATGTGCGCTTCTAACTGTTCCTGTAGCTTGAAGAACTCACTCAGGTTCTTAACGATTTCAGCTTTAACTTGAGTTTCGTCAACAGCAACGTAGTCAGACTTTTTAGCCTTTGCCACAGACTTTGCAGTTTCAGGCTTGGGACTACCGCCAAATAATTTACGCAACGACCCCCAAAATCCTTTGACCTCTTTGCCAATGGCAATAACTTCATCAGCAGTACGCTTAATAGAAACAAACTGCTCTTTAGCTTGCTTATAAAGGTCACAGCCAGCTTGGATGTTTTTGACCAAACCAGCCGCAAGTAGACAAATAGAGATTGGATCAATTTTGTTTCCTTATTGAGTAGGTTGTGCTTGGGGGGCAACATCCCAATTGATTACAGGTGCTTGTTGCATTGATTCTTGCTTGGGCGCTCCATGTAAAAATGTATTTACATCAGTTGCATATTCTTCATTCAATATTCCAGAGCGATTTAAAGCATCAGCAATTTTTGTTGCTGCCGCACCAGCATACTTAGGATTTGATTGAGCTTTAGCAAGCATTGCAAGAGCATCCATAGAGTTTTTATTAGTTAATGCTCTAGCTATTAATTTTGGAGTTACATACAAAACACCATAACTAGAAATAGCAGTGGGAAGATCAATTTTGCTTTGTATTTCATCAGGCAAGTTTAAATACGCCAAGGTTGATGTTCCAGCAGTAGCAGCGGTTATAGCCGAACCAATTGCTTTAGTTCTAAGTACAGTTGACCCTCTTTCTGTTTCAAGACCATATTTAGCTGCATTTGTTATGTCTAATAATTGTTTTTTCAACTGTGGTTCTCTAAACAAATAATTAAAACCTTCTTTAAATGTGGTGTCTTCAAGATTTTTACTAAGTTTTGTAATTCCATCTGGCTCACCAAATATTTTGTTTAAATAACCATATTGAAGTTCAGCTTTTAATCCAGCACTTTGTTCTTTAGGTAAATATTTTTGCATCTCTGCAATTGCGGAAAAAGTTTCTCTCATTCTTTCAGGTCTATCAACATTGAATAAATATCCACCAACTGCAGATGCGTCTTGTTTTAAAGCCGCCTGCATTGTTCCGCTATACAAACCACCCATTGCATTTTTGTAACTATCTTGAGCATTAAAATACTCACGCAATAAGTCATTATTTGCAGGATTTGCTTTTGTTTTTGGAAGATTTAATTGGTCAAGCGATGTAATGTTATGCGCCTGATATTGACCATTTCTTAATCCAGCAGGTTGATCTATTCCTCCAACCAATCCAAGTTTTTTAGCTAAAGCCTTTTGTTCTTCATTACCAAAAGTAATGACCATTGTGTTATCCATTTGATTGGAAACACCTTGGGCTTGATTAAAATATTCTTTTTGCAAAACAGTTGATGGCACACCTTCTTTGGTTGCTTCTCTACCACTTGCTAACAGGTCACTTCTTAAAGCATGAGCAGTTCCAAAAGCAACTTCATCATCTTGGCTCAAAATATCTTCTAAGACTTTTCTTCGTTCACTTCCAGCAAACTTAAATTTAGTCTTTGCTAAATTGTCTAATTCTTTTTGTGCTTCTTGCTTTAATGGAACTAAATTAACCCTTAAACCTTGGTCGGCATCAATTTTTTCATAAACTGGTGCAAACTTTGCCTTCATCAATTTATCTGCTTCTGCAATAGCATTTTGAAAACGATCTCCAAGAACCATTTGAGTTGGGTCATCTTGTTTTAAAGCGTTTTTAAAAGTATCTGATGTATCAAGTGTGGCTCTAACATCATTTGCTCCAGCATTTAATGCTTTGACAACGCCTTTTTGTTGTTGTTCAAAATAGTTAGATGCGGGTGAATATTTTAATGTTCCTTCAATTACTTGAGTTCCAAAATCACCAGTTAACTGACCCTTAGTAAGTGTTGCGCCTCTAGAAGATAACCATTCTTGAGCCGCCCGTCTTGCTTCTTCTTCAGGTGTTGCAAAGAAACTTGCGGATTGTGTAATTCCAGCTTTACTTAATTGGTCTTTACCAGCTTTAATTAACT